GACGACGATGACAGCGCTAAGTTTGGTCACCTGCCCATGTCTCCAGAGAAATGAGATGCAGTGACAACCCCTGACTATGTAGACCTTCTTGTTCGTGGTGGGGGGATTGCTCTTGCTACCTACGCGATCATCGGACAGGTGGTTAAGCCTGGGCTAAGGATCTTGGCGAAGTATCACTCTCAGCCTATTGGCAAACTGACCAAGGGCCAGGAGGAGTTTTATCGCTGGCTAACCCGCTGTCTCTGTGTTGTTATCGGCGGCTTCATGGGCCTTATGCCCCTCTGGCCTGACTGGTTTGATACCAGTTGGGGGCCGATCATTGGCTGCATCTCTGGCTCCATGTCTCCCGGTATATATCTTGCTGTTAGCAAAGCTCTTCCAGATCGAATCAAGAAGCTCATCTCAGGGGCCTCAGTCTCTGGAGGGACGAAGTGAACGGCTCTCTCATCAGCATGGCTGTCATCTTGGTGGTTCTCTTGGTTGTACTTGGCGTTGCCGCAGTGAAGAACGAGGAACTCAGGACAAAGCTGGTGGGGGTAGCCCTTGGGCTTGTCGGTGCCCTTGCTGCAATCGTTGCGGTTCTGACTGTTAACAGAGAGAAGAAGAGGGCTGGAGAGGTTGCGGCTTCAACTAAGGAAGTAAAGACGGGAAGGGTAGAGGCCAAAGAGGACTCCTTAGAGACTGAGCGGTCTTTAGACATTGAGGTTGCCAAAGAGGAGGACACCCACAAGGAGGCTGTTGGTGAGCAAGAGGACCTTAAAGAGATGAAGAGGGAGCGGCTCAAGGCATGACTCGCTTTGCCCTGGTTATCGCCATGTTGGTAGCCTCTGGCTGCTCTCCTCTACATTACGTTAGGAAGGCACCCATAGAGCCTCCACAGCCTGTTGAGGCACCCAAGCTAACGTACCCCACTCTTGAAGACTTCGACTGTCCCAGGTACACGCTTACACCATCTACCGGCGTATGGAATGAGGATGCATGGGGAGACATCGATGGTGGAGTAGAAGTTGTCTTGCCCAATGACAGGCACCCTGCTGTTGACCGTTATGGGAAGAGCAAGTGTCGCCACATTGTTCTTGCCCCTGGTTGGTGGGTGACAGCGAGGGAAGCGAGAGACAGGTATCCGTTGGTTAGGAAGCAGCTTGTTTTGTGGCAAGATTATTCAGAGAGGGCTGCGGAAAGACATCAGAAAGAGAGCGAAGAAATCGCTAAACTTCTTCAAATGGCTAGGCGTCGTCAGGTAGAAGTTGGCATCATGGGTGCTGCTGTCGGCGGCGGTGCAACTGCCGCCCTGTTTGTGGCGATACTTCTGGGCGCGAAGTAGGAGATAGGTAATGGCATTTACAGTAACCCCACAGACTAGTCCGATAGGCGCAAACCTTGTTGAGTCGTCTTTGACTACCGCACTAGAGACAGTCAGTAGCGGCTCTACAACGTTCTACTACATAGATATAGACAACACGTTCAACGCATCAGATGTTCATCTAAAGATGTTCGACGGAACCAGCGCAGACCTTGAGGGTGTCCCTGAAATGGCGCTCAAGTGCGCTGCATCACGCAGAGAGGTTGCGTCATTCCCAGCGGGCATAACGTTTGCTGTTGGTCTTACAATCGCTATGACAGATGGCGCTGGGTTTGGTGTGACTACCGGACCAACAAATGCAGTGACCGTCAGGATACTTACTTCTCCCGCAGACTAGGCATAAAATGGCACTCATAAATAAGATAAAGGGCGACCTAGAGACCTACGTAGTCGCAAAAGAATCCAGCTTCGGCGGCACTGGTGGCGGCAACAACCTGTTGGGTGGGTCTGGGAAGTGGTACGGGCTGTCTATAGACAACACAAGCGAAGATGCAGAGGCCTGCTTCATAAAGCTGTATGACAACATCGACCCAGTTATTGGTACGACACCACCGGATTGGGTCTTTTTCGCTGCTGCTAATGCCGTAATTCACATCACGTCACAGACAGGCTTTACCGTCACAAATGGCCTTAGCTGGGTAGCACTGACAGACGCAAGCACAGCAGGCACTACAGCACCAGCCCCAACGGTGAGTTCTGTCAGCATTTCTGCACAGTCTGACTAATAACTCTGGAAGGGAGCGACTGATGCCAAAGGTAGGTGGGAAGAGATACCCATACACGCCAAAGGGAATGAAGAGTGCAAAGGCAGCGGCTAAGAGGAGCGGCAAGAAGTTGGTCAAGAAGCGTGTGAGGAAGAAATAGAAAACCCGGCACCATCGTGGGGGAGTGATGCCGGGTCTTCATTTTGGCCTGGAGGTTGGAGGACAGGCCAGATATGGGGAAACTCTACAGCTACTCCCAGAGAATGACAACACGAACATGAGGCGATTCATCGCCCCCTGCTATGTACTTAGTTGCCAACACCTTGTATATGAGCGAGTCGTTCTTGACTATCGCTGCCTTCTCAACTGCATCACAAACAGCCTTTACTATGTTGTCTGTATCTGGCTTGGATGTGTGTGGTTCTCTTGGCATTGGTTTTCTCTTCCATATCAGCCTTTGAGGGCGCGGGAAGACAGCCTCCACAGCGAGCCTGCACGGCTCCTCAAGCGTCGGTAGGTCCCAGGCATCTCTAAGCAGGACGGAGGCTTGAGCCTCCCATACAGCCGTCTTGTGCGGGGTGTACATCTTGACGTACTTCCCGCCATGAACTGATGCTCTGGGTCTGCCCTTAGCTACTGGTGGTCCCGGTATCGTGAACTCCCAGCGAGGCATTACATCAGCCCCTTTGGCAGTTGGCTAAACCTTAATCTTGAGGAAGGTTTTGAGGCCATGCGTACATGCTCTTCAAAGCCACACTCACACGCCCTCATCCACATTGGTGAGAATCTAAGACTGGCTATGTAGTCCTTGTCGGATAGCTCTACCTTCGGGTCAGTCCTAGCTCTGCTAAGAACCCATCCTGAATAGTTGTGCTTATGCTTCATTCCTTCTCCAAATAGATTGGGCGCTGTCACTTTCATGACAGCGCCCAATCAGTGTTTCTCCCTAGAAGGGGATCTCTTCCCCAAAGTCCTTGTCTGGGATCATGTAGTCGTCTTCATCTCCGCTGCCGTTGCTTGACGTGTCCCTGTCTGGGCTACTTAGCAACTCGTTGAAATAGAAGTTCTTGTACTTACCCTTGGTGACTTGTCTAATTCTAAGGGTCTTACCTTTAAGCTCGCCCCCTACGGAACCTGTGTTCCCCATCGTCTCGTTGTACACCTCAGACAACTCAGGCTTTCGGCCAATCAGGAGCACTAGGTCTTGTGCAAGAATCTTCATGCCAACCTTAGTGGCTACTTGAAACTTCTCGATGTAGCTACCAGAGCAAACACCGTCACACACCTCAAGCTTCCAGATGTAGGCAAGCCCTGTACCTGGGATTTCCTTAAAGTTGAGGCCAAGTATTTTAACAATGTACTCGCCATCCCTAAGGTCAGACGCCTCCTTGTTAAAATCACCTGGGTCAATGCGGTCCAATTCGCTGTTCATTTCTTCAAAATCCATCTTCTATTCTCCGTTTGTAAACGATTGCTTGAAAGCCTGATGCAGGCTTGGGAATGACATGTCGATAAGTTCAGGGAGCGGTGCCTTGGTTGGCTTACCGTTCCTGTACTCACTGCCTCGTGAGCCGCACTCGACAATCTCTTTATCCTCTCTTCGTGGCGATGTTCTCACCACTCTCTTCGTGCTGTCATCTGGGTGATGCTCTGCCCTGAAGATGAAGTCCACGTTGCCGTGAATTACCTTGCGAGCAGAGTTAGGCAGGTTCGATGTAATGAACACAGAACCAGTTGTGTTGCCGTCGTTATCAAGCTCTCTTGTCTTTCTTTCATGAGAGACAAACACAACAGCCTTTCCAAATGATCGAAGCTCCGCGATTGCGTTTGTTAGCTTCATCTCAGCGATGTTGTAGCCCTTTGCGTAGCCACCTTCACTAATGTGCTCCCATCCCTGCGTCTTGCAGATGTGGTTGCACAGGAATGACCACAGGTTGTCAATCGTATCGACAACTATGGTCTTGTACTTTGCCGCAGACTTCTCCTTTCCAAGCGCATGCATGAAGTTCTCAAAGTCTGTCCAAGAGTTAATTGGAACATCTGCCGCTCTCATAGCGCTTGTTCCTGGCTCAGTTGCTGCGAACAGCGCTCCAGGCCATTGATTGCAAAAGGTAGATTTACCTATCTTCGGTTGCCCGTATACAAGCCACAGGTAGTCAGACATGCTTGTCTTTGGCTCGTGTGGGTCTGTTGGGATGATTCCCATTATCCTTCCTCCAATTCAGGGTGTGGGTTTCTGAGCACCCTGTATGACTCAGGCCCAACCTGTTCGCTACATAGCGGCAGGAATGAGCATCTTCCAAAGTGTGTGCAATGGCGCGTGTTCCTGACTGGAAGCGCACCGTTCTCTAGCTCTAGTATTCTCTTGTGTATTTCCCAAGCTTCTTGTTTCCATCTACTCATCTGTGACTCTGTTCTGGTCACAATCTCTTCATGGAAGTAGAACTCTGGCCTGTCTTGGTAGTCTTTGTGCAAGCGCTCTGCGTACTCAGAAACAGTTTCATTCTGTCGCTTCTTGATAGACGGCTTACGAGCTACTCTGTATATGGACTTCCTTACTGGCTTGCCTGTCATGATTGTTGCCGCAGCCATGTATGCAGACACCTGAAAGTCAAGCTTAAGCCTGTCTAGGTATGCGCTGTCCAATCGTGCAGTTGTCTTCCACTCCCAGACAACACCTTCTGACAAGCCGTCAAGCTTGCCCCTGAAGACATGCTTATGACTTCTTCTTCCTGTGCTTGGGTTAATGAGAGGCAGAGAAAACTCTACCTCTTGTCTGTCAGGCCAATCGCTCCACATAGACAAGGCACCATCAACCATCGCAACAACTGTTGCGACCTGTAACGCTAGCTTGTCCTTCTCTTGCTGCGTCCAACACGGTCCATGAGAGTCAAGCAAATAGTCCTTTGCTTTCTCTGCATCCTGCATCTCTATTCCAATATGAAATGCTGAGCCAGTTGTTAGGTTGTGGCTAATGTTCATTGGCCTCATGTATGGAGCTACATACTTATGCTCGTACAGTTGAGGGCACGAGTTATAAGACTGTAGGCTGCTCTGTGTTATTACCTTAGACATGTCACTTATTTTTTTTAGGGTGTGCGGCAGATATACCAAGGCGCTTCCTGCGCTTAGCTACTGCCTGTCTTGATATGCCAAGTCTGTTTGCTATCTCTGAGTCAGACACTGTTCCTGCGTCTTCTGGCAACGGCTTGAGTGTCCTCTTACTGGCACCCTTCCTTGCTCCTGACTTAACCTCTACACCCATTAGCTTTAGCTGCCTTGATAGGCTGCTTCTTGGTATGCCAACGATTGTGGCTATCTCTCTAATGGGGAGCATGTGTTCTGTGTATAGCTTCTTGGCTTTGTCTAGCTCTTCGGAGGTGAGGGTGAAGGGGCTTGCGCCCCTCCACCTCTCTAGTTCCTCTGTGTATTCTGTTAGTTCCTCACACCGCTTGTCTTCTTGCACTACCCTTCAAGCTTGTTGAGGGACTCGCTCAGCACAGATTGTGCGAGTGCATTCAGTTCAGACCAGTCGTGACCGCTGCGCCCCTGTCGAGGCATTTTCTTAAGGACAACGCCCTTTTTGCGGTACGACGCAGCGCGCTGATATGCAGCGCCCCTAGTCATTCCAAGCTCTTCAAGAACAGCACTCACGTTTGGGCTTGATTGCCATGTGGTGATGAATTGAACTGCCGATATATCAGTATCGAAAGGGTTGTCTGTTCCGTTAGTTTTGGTTTTGGCGTCTGTTTCGTTAGTTTTGGCTTTAGCCATTTCCTTCTCCTATGCAGATGGTTGTTCTGCGTTGTTGTTGGCGCTGCCGTTATCGACAGTCGCCTCTGTTTGTACACTGCTGTCAGAATTGACCTCTTGTGTACTGCTTATATCCAGGCTTACACCTGAACTCGTCATCTCCTTAAGAAGTGCTTTGAATGAATCAACGCACAACTGAAGGGCTGCAACTATTTTTGAGTTGTTTGTGGCTGGGGTGTCTCGTATGTACTCAACAGCACTGTCAAGGTCTTCAAGGCATGGCAATCCTGCTGCCCTATTGTCGTTAATGTAATTCAACAATCGGTGCTCAGCCTCCCTATAAATCCCAATCTCTGCTGAAATGTCCTCAACATCCTCACCACCGAAGTCGCTGCTGTCCCATTCCTCTTTGAGAGTCAGCGCTGATGAGATTTCTTCAACGTCTGTTGAGTAGTAGCTGTCCAATTCGTTGTATAGGTAGGACGCATCGTTGTAGTGCTCAAGGTCGCTTGCACAATCAACGCTGTTCTCCTCTGCCCACTCTATAAGCCACTTGTACTGATTGTCTGCTTCTTCGTTCCTAATGCTGTCTGTATACGACTCAACGTCACCAAGCCTCCTATCCATGTCTTCCTTGAAGTTTGCCACTACTTGGTTTATGACTTCTAGTTCGCTAATTATGTTGTTTGCGCTGTCTTCAATATCACTCATGATGTGTTTCCTTCTTCATGTTTGTTAGATGAGGCACCTGATACAGCCACCGCTGTGCCTCCCTGTGCGGCTTAATTAAGGGCCAGTTGATGAACGTAGGTCAGCTAGTTCACCAATGACCTGCTGGCTAGGCATTCCCTGGGCGGGTTCTATACAGCCTCTTGGATGTCAATCCTGCCGTTGTTCCTTGCGGCATAGTTGAGACCCTTGTCAACAACCTTGGCAGCAGCAACCTCAATGGCTCTGCGGTCGAAGTCATCACTAATCTTCTGTGCTGCAAGCGTTACCGCATCAGCAATAGAAGCAAGGCTGTGGTTCTGTAGTGTGGTTGGGTCAGTCAGTGCCTTCTTAGTTTCTTCAACAATGTACTTAGTCGCATTGTTGGAGACAGCGGGGAGCCACTGGTCAATGAGTGCGTACATGTCAGCAACCTCTGTCTGTGCTGCCTTGATGTACTTCTGAGCTACCTGTGAAGCAACGACACGAGAAGCACGAACAGCCTCGCTGATGCCGTTCTTGATTCTGTCACTACCCCTAGAAGAGCCACTATGAATCCATCGGTAGTTAACCTTGTCTCCCCATGAGATGTGCATGTTGGTGCATGCACTATCAATCATTCCACCAGTCATGGTTACAGCACAGCGACCCACCTCTGAGTTTCGTACCTCAATCATTGGCATCTTTGTGCGTATGAACTCATGTCCACCGCCGCCAAACATGAAGGTCTCATCAGGGTCAAGCCACATTCTCATGTGAAACCCTGTGTCAGAAATCTTCAAGTAACAGACAGGTAGCCCCTTGGTTTCTTCTGCACCAAGCAAAGCACCAAGAACATCTACATCATCGACGGTTGCATATCGCTGTGAAAGAACAGCACGAACAGAGCGCTCTCCACCGTGCTCAATGGTGCGTACAAACGAGGGGTCTACCTTCTGTGTAGAGAACAGGGTGGCGTTAAGCTCAGCCAACTGCCTACCTGATGGGCCAAACTGAAGCAGCTTCTCAAGGAAGTTAAGCCCCCTTGTTGGAAGAACCTGACCAGCCCACTGATTAGCAGCCCACTTGGTAAGGCTCATGCCCTCGCCAACACCGTGCTCAGTAATGAGGCCAAGGTTGAGGCGACCACGGTCAGTAAGAGTAGGCTTGAATTGGCACAGAGGACGTTCAAGGTCTTTGGGGTCTAGGGCCCTACGAACGTTGTAGACATCTTCTGTAACGTCGTACAGCTTCTTTGTTTCGTTAGAGTGTGGTGTTGGGGTGAATCTGAACAGGTCGTTAATCTGTTTGGTTAGTGTTTGCTGTTGGTTCTGTGTTGGGTCAAGTGTGATTACTTCAGCCATGTTTGTTTATCTTTCCTTCTTCATTGTGTTGCGCCGAACCAACCGCTGATTCGGAGCGACGAGTCTAATCGCTGCGATTGCCGGTGTCAACTCGACCCGGTAAGCGCTTGATTTTGCTCGGTTTTCTGCCGACGACGCTGATGGCATCGCCAATCTCTAAGGGTCTAACAGTCAGTGTCTTTCCCTCTCTGTTCTTCTCCCTTCATTATGTAGTCATACCGGGACAGAACCTGTCCCGGCTTAGTTAATCATTCCTCCAGTCATTTCAGATAGTGCGTCTATAAGAGACTCAAGGTCATCGTAAGAGACATCACCATCACTCTCCTCCAGTTGCCAAAATCTGACACCATCACTCTCTATAACAACAGACAGCGCAGCATCTTCTGGCAACGTACCGTCTTCTATTGACTCCTTAAACCATGACAGCATGTCTGCCTGTGTTCCAAAGTCTATACAGAGCCTGTGTATCCAGGGCTCTTTAGCCAGTTCTGCCATATCAACTCCTACTCAGTGGTTACTTATTGCCAGCAATCGTTAGCTTCTCCCTGTATGGGAGAGACTCGTCGCTGTTGCTCATGTGTTCATCAATCCATACAGACTTAACAGCCAACCACTCATCATCACCCTTTAGTTCGTGCCCCTTTACATACATCTTTCTAAGGGTCTTGAGTGGCGGGTCTTCATCTATGAACACGTCAAAGCCGTTGTCTATGTAGTACTCGTGCTTCTTAGGAGACAGGGGCTTTTCTCCGCGCCTGACAAGCAGCCTCTCGTGAGCAATCACATCTGTCCTGTACGTAGCCTGACTACGTAGCCTGACGATGCAGTCGCTGGTCCCCCTGTTGGTGCTAGACCTGAGTATGTACGGATAGAAGTCTGGTGGTGGCTCGCCCTTAGCCACACCAACCAGCTTCCTCTGTAGACGCCATGACTTTCTAAGCCTCTTACTGTGCTTTATTGGTGTTCTTATTTCAACAGCGTTGCTTATGTGCTCAACAACCTCATTAGCAATTGCTGGGGTTAGGTCTATGTTTGCCTCTCGCTCATACCCAACCCACTTGCCGCT